CCGTTGATGTTGAACATCTCCGACCCGAGTCCGACGTTTGTTTCTCTTGTGGCTGGGGCTGGCATCAATTTAACGACGACCGGCGATACCATCGAGATTTCGGCGGAACAAGCTCAAATCTATGGTCAGGTTTATATGCAGGGCAATTCCACCGCCACGGTGATTGCATCTACTGCGACGCCTGTGTTGGTTGCTGGAACGTGGACGGTTGATCTCGGAGGTAGTTTCACAGGGACTACGGGTGGACGGTTGACGTATACCGGTGCTGAGACGCAAATTATCCGAGTATCGGCGGCCCTATCACTTGATCCAACGAGCGGATCAAATCAGCATATTTCGGTCTACATTGCAAAAAATGGAACGACCATCGCAGGCTCGCGGCAAGAGGCCCATATCAGTCATGGTTCTGATATGAATATGTCAGCAGTTTGGCAGTTGTCACTGGCGACAAATGACTACGTTGAGGTGTTCGTGCAGAATGCTACCGCAACGAACAACATCACGGTGTCTCGCGCAGTTTTGAGTGTCCATTGATGATCTTGCCAATCACAAACGGTTTCTACGTCTCGAACTCACTACCGATTTCTGCGCAGGAATGCACGAACTGGTATGTGGTGGTTGAGAGTGCGCCAGCGTTGGCGCAGGAAACGCTACGAGGAACGCCAGGCATTGAGCAGGTAGAAACCTCTGGGACGATTCTTCAGGCCAATCGCGGATGCCATACGATGGCTGGGGTTCCGTATTTCGTGAACGGCACTAAGCTGTATCGGCTTGACCAAACGCAAGTGATCCCAACTGAGGTTTACGACCTCGTGGAGTTAGGGACTGTCGCTGGGACGGCAAGATGTTCAATGGCAGACAATGGAACGCAGTTGTTGGTATTGGTGCCTGGTGGAAATGGTTACATCTACAACCAAGTCACTGATACGTTTTCGCAGATCACTGACGTAGACTTCACTGCGAACGGCGATCCACAGTTTGTTGTTTTCGTAGACGGCTATTTCGTTGTCTCAACGGACACCAAGAAGTTCATCATCTCCGCGATTAATAATGGATTGAGCTGGAACGCTTTGGATTTCGGCACGGCGGAGTCTGACCCTGACAACATCGTTGCTCCGATAGTTTTCAAGAACCAGTTGTTCATCTCTGGCAGCCAGACCTTCGAGGCGTTCCAGAACATCGGTGGAAGTGATTTCCCGTTTCAGCGGACGGGACTTTTTCTTGATAAAGGCGTTTTCTCCCCGTACTCCCTAATCAACACGCAAGACACGTTTATGTGGGTCGGCGGCGGGCAGAATGAGTCTCCGGCAATCTGGGCGTTCGCAGGGAACTCCACTCAAAAGATTTCAACGGTGGCTATCGACTTCATCTTGAAGTCACTCACTGATACCCAGTTGGCAAACATTTACGCATGGACGTATTCGCAGAACGGCGCGTATTTCGTTGCCTTCGCATTGCCAAACTCAACGTTGGTTTATGACCACTCATCAAAGCGTTGGCATGAGCGGAAGTCTTACATTGAGGGAGAGCAGGTAGGTTATCGCGTGAGCGGGTTTACCCAGGCTTACAATCAGATTCTCTGCGGTGACATCATTGACGGCAGGGTTGGAAAGCTCAACCCTGACCTTTTTACCGAATACGAAGGGGCGATCATTCGGACGGTAGCGACCCAACCATTTCAGAACGATATGCAGTCAATCTTCGTTCCGTCTTTGGAGTTAACCGTGGAATCTGGAGTCGGTAACGATGACGTTGTTGACCCAGTGATTGCGATGGACAGAAGTGTTGACGGCAAAACATGGTCAGACCAGCGATTGCGCAAGTTGGGAAAGGTTGGTGAATACAACCGCCGAGCAATCTGGAGACGCAATGGACGAGCATCGAGGTTTGAGGTGTTTCGTTTCACCTTATCTGATGCGGTGAAACCTGTGATAATCCAGTTGACCGCTAACGTCATTCCGGGTGCGAAATGACCGGCCCTAGGCTGAATGCTGCAAACCCTATCGTCGAGCCGAATGGGACGATGACTCAGCAGTTTCGAAATTGGACGATTGACGCTTCATTGAGCATTCCGATTATTGGAGTGGGAAGTCCTGAAGGCGTGGTGAGTGCTAGACAGTATTCACTGTATATCAACTCTGCTGGGACTGCGGGAAATATTGAGTACCGCAAGATGTTGCCGGATATCGGCGGGGATGTAACGCAGGGATGGCTTTTAGTGTGAAAATAAGACTTGCTCACGAAATGGATATTCCAAAGATGGTGGAGATGGGAAAGAAGTTCCATGCAATTACTGATTATGGATTTATCCCCTATGACCAAGACACTGCAACAAGATTGTTTTTAACGTCTATTAGCCATGAATTGTGCGCCGTTGCCTGTAATGAAGACGAAGTGGTTGGAATGTTGGCTGGAATAAAAGTGCCTTGTTTGCTTAATGAAAATGTTATGGTAGGCACAGAATTGGCTTGGTGGGTTGAGCCGGAATTTCGAGGCGGCAGTGCTGCCATTAGAATGCTGGATTTTATCGAAACGCAAGCAAAGGAAGCTGGATTGGCTTTTTGGTCAATGATGTGTCTTGAAGCATCCAAGCCTGATGGTCTTGAGGCGTTATACATGAAACGCTCATATCAAAGAGCAGAACGTACATTTGTGAGGATACTCTAATGGCAGCAGCAACTACGGCAGCACTGATTGGTGCTGGGGCATCTTTGGCTGGAAGTGCATTGGATCGCCGCTCTCAAGGCAAGGCTGTCAACAAAGCCAACGAAGCAGCGGCTGCGAGGACGCAGGCTGGACTATCCGCGCTCGCCCCTGGCTATCAGGCTGCGCAGGATATTCGTCAGCAGGCGTTTGGTACTGGTCAGAGGATGCGCCAGCAGGGTATGCAGCAAGGATTGGGAATGCTTTCTCAGCTTTATGGGCCTACTGCAAATCTCTATCAGCAGGGGAATATGGCTGCTCAAAGGGCGTTGCTCGCAGGGCTTCCGCTTCAGCGCGCTGCTATTCTTGGTGAGCCGATGGACTATTCCGCGCTTCAACCTACGCAGATTTCCTATGATCCAGCGATGTTGGCTGGGATTTTCGGCGGCGCACAACTTCCTCGCGGGCGGTTGAACTTGCCGCCTTACATGGCTGGTCAGGCACAGGGATAAGTTATGGTTACCGATGAGCAAATCAGGCAGTGGTTAGCTGACAACCCTCAAGCTACCGACGAGCAGGTTCTGCTCGCCATGAAGCAGTACGATGTCTCGCCCGAACAGATAGCGCGGGCGACTGGTACGAATATCGGTGACGTTAACCAGAGAATTGATGCGCAGATCAATCAGTATCTGGCGAACAATCCTCAAGCCAGCGACGCTCAAATCTATCAAACGATGAACCAGTTTGGGATCACTCCCGAACAGGTGGCCCGTGCGCAGAATGTCAGTGTTGAATCCATCATGCCGCGAATCAACGCGGTGATTGAACAGCAGTCTTTGACCCCCGTAGGGCAGACCCCAACGGGGGTGAGAGGCTTCGAGGCGGCCGCTAATCGCGGGATGAATCAGGCAATCGCCACCCAACAGGCTGCGCAACAAGCAGCGCGTGGTGACCTTTCCGCCGGTATGCAGGAGGTCGCAAGACTTTACGGACTGAACCTTGATGATCTTCGCGCAGCACAGACTGCGGCGCAGGCAAGTCTCAATCAAGCAGCTCAATCTGGTCGTCAATTATACCAAACAAATATTGATGACCTCCGCGCAGCACAACAAGCAGCGCAAGGCAATCTTACTCAAGCCATGCAGGCTGGGCGTGGATTGTACGGCGAGAACATCGCAGGCATTCAGGCCGCAGGAGAACGCGCCAGAGGCGATCTTCAGAACTACATGGGCCAAGCGGCAGGGTTGTTCCAGCCCTACCAACAGGCGGGGACTCAAGCGTTACAGCAGCAGCTTGCGTTGTCTGGTGCGTTGGGTCAGGACGCATTCAATCAGGCGTACCAGGAAAGTCCCTACATTCGTTTTCTACGCGAGCAAGGGGAGCGGTCAACTCTCGCTGGCGCGGCAGCCACGGGCGGTCTAGGAGGCGGCAGAGTACAGCAGGAGCTGGTGAGATTCGGTCAGGGTCTCGCTGGACAAGGGCTTCAGCAACAGATTGGGAACTTGAGCAACCTCACTGGGGTTGGGCTGGGTGCAGCGGGATCTGGCGCGAACATCCTGACGGGCTTGGGGACGAACCTTGCGAATCTTGGGACGGGGACTGCGCAAAGCGTCTCTGGTCAGAGGGAGAACCTTGCAGGGCTTGAATCTCAATACGGGACGAATCTTGCTAACCTTGCCACGGGAACCGCGCAAAATATTGGGGCGCAGAGAGGTGCATTGGTAGGTTTGGAATCCCAACTAGGAACGAACCTTGCCAACCTTGCTACAGGAACCGCTCAGAGCATCGCAGGGCAGCGCCAGAACCTCGCAGGGGCGCAGGGTCAATACGCGACCAACCTTGCGAATATGGGGCTTCAGACGGGCGGAAATATCGCCAATCTGCAATACGGCACGGCGGCTGATATTGCTAATCAACGGATGCAGGCCGGTCAGCTTCTGGCGGGTCAGGTGGGCACTGCGGCGGCTGGGCTTGGTGATCTGGCATCTGCCCAAGGTAACTATCTCAGCGACATCCTGAACCGCTACGGAACGGCAGGATTGGGGCTGTCTCAGGGGTATACCCAAGACCAGATCAACGCCTACCAACAGGCAGCAGAGAATCAGGCGGCATCTCAGCAGGGCTTCGCGGTAAATCAAGCGAATATGCTCGCTGGTCAACCGTTCGCGCAGATGCAGCCGTTTTCCTACGGCCAAGCAGCCGGTAACGCTCTGAACGCTGCTGCGCTTGGGTATCAACTGGGCGGCGGCAATCTTGGGGTAACGACTCGACCGACTCAAGTAAGCGGAACCGCTCCGGGCTATGCGATGCCGCTTTCCGCTCTCAACTCAAGCTGGCTTTCGTCGGCATTAGCAGGGCTTTGACATGGCACAAGACATCGGTTTGCTTCTTCGTGGTCTGGGCGCGTCTTTCTCCCAACAGGTTCCGCAGTTCCGCCAGGAAATGGCGCAGGAACAGGAGCTGGCTCGCCAGCAACAGGCACTGGCTGACCAACAGCGTCAGCGTCAGCGCCAGACGATTATGGAAGACTATGAATTCAAGCAACAGGTTGAAGCTGCTGGGTATCAGGACGGATTGGTGCTGATGAATTATCTGATGGATGGCAATCTCGAAGCAGGTCTTAATCTGCTTGAAAACCGTATGCAGACAATGAAAGAGCTTGAACAAGAATTGGGGATAAAGTTCTCCAGTGATCCAACGGCAAGCATTTACGAAGATGTAAGACGGTCAATAACTGGAGACCCAGAAGCACTACGAAGGGCGCAGACGCAAACTGCTTTGGTGGTTGCCGCAGGGGTCAACAAGGGCTCGATAAAGCTGCCAGAAGCAACCAAAGGTGTTGTTGTAAACGGCAGGTTAGTCAATCCGACAACTGGCGAGGTTATTTATGAATCGCCAGCCGAGGCAGCAGCGCAAGCACAAGATGAGTACAGCCCCGGCATTACCAGATACAGAAACGGTGTTGCCGTTCAGTACAGTAGGCAGGGCAATGTCAGAGTTGTTGATGAGCAAGGCAGAGCGGTAGCCGGCCCTGATGCGCAGGCGGCGATCCAGCGAGGCATTGACTCGGGCATTGCCGAAGCTGGACAGGTAGCCATTTCGCAGGCGCAAGGCAAGGGTGCATCGGAAAGAGCGCAAGGAATTATAAACGCTGGGGTGGATGCCATCTCTCAATTTCCAGTGATTACTCGGACGCTTGATCTTTTGAAGGATGCTAAAACTGGTGGGTTTGCTGGTGCTGGCATTCGTGCAAGATCGCTTTTCGGCGTTGAGGGTGCGGATGAGGGTGAGCTTTCTTACAATCTTTCAATGAATGTGTTGCAGCAGCTTAGGCCAATATTCGGTTCAGCATTCACGGCTGGCGAGGGGCAGAGGCTTGAAAGAATTGAAGCGTCTATCGGTCGAAATACCGACACCAACATCCGTTTGTTGAATCAAGCATTAAGCGTTGCCAAAACATCCGCCGAAAAAGCACTAGATAGAGCGGAGGAGGCAAACGATTCGTCAACCGTTCGTGAGTTGAGCAATGCGATTTCTATGCTCGATTCATGGTCTAGCGGCGAATTGACAATGCCAGCAGAGTGGACGCAAATGGGTGGCACGAAAGAGGCATGGGATAGACTCCCTGACGCAGACAAGCGCGAATTCATTGGTGGCAAGTAATGGCTAAAACCAGAGAACAAATCTTGCAAGAGGCAATGTCGGCAAAGGTCTCTCCGCAGACCGATGTTCCTGTTGTTCAGCGAAGCAGGCAGGACATTGTGAGTCAGGCAATGTCTAACGCGCCGCAGCCTTCTCAGTTCCAGCAGGCAATCCAGTCCGACCCGATATTGAGCACGCTTTACAGCCTGCCTAACATGCGACCATTGATGGAAGCCGCCAATGCGGCAGGGAGATCGGTTGCGGATGTAATCGATTTCTTTGGGCCGGATGCTATCAACAGTCTTTTGCAGATTTCTGGCGTAGAAGCTAGAGTGCCGACCGTTCGTAGATCGCTTGAATCCGTTGGCGCGTTGGCTCCCGCTGGGGCGTATATGCAGCCGGGGCTTTCGCAGCAAATTGTCTCTGGCATTGGCGAGGCTCTCCCGATGGCTCTGGGGCCGCAGGCGTTGTTGCGGGCGGGTATGAGAATGCTTCCTCAAACGGCTACGCCATCTGTTGCGAGGCGAGTTGCGACCGAGATGGCTAGGACAACCCCGGCGCAAGAGGCTGTCGCAACAACCGGAGCTGTAGTTGGCGGTGAGATAGGAAAAGAAACAGGGCTTCCTGGCGGCGAATTTGTCGGTGCGTTAGCCGGTGGAGTTACTGGCATTCCGATCATCTCTGGGATTGACCGGATGCTAACGAATAAAACGGACTTCACCGCAATGGCTGGCAACCTATCGCGTGCGCGTCAGGATATCGCCGGAGAGATGTTAGCTAAGTCTTTAAGGGCGTCTGGGATGTCGGTTGAAGATGCCATGAGGCAGTACCGATCTCTCGGCCCTAATGCTCTTCCAGCGGATATTGACCAGTCATTCCGCGAGATTCTCAGGGCGGCGATGAATGTGGACGAAGGGATATCAGGACAGGCCCGCAGGGCTGTAAACCAGCGTCAGGCGGGATCGGGAGCGCGGATTGCGCAGTCAATGAATATCATCAGCGCTGACAGTTTGGACAATTACCTGCAAACCGTCGATCAGACGCTTGGCCCACAAGTCCGCCAGCTTTACCAACAGGCGTCCCAGCAAAGGATAGCCATTCCGCCAGCT